GTTGCGGAATCCAAATTTATCCAAACAACCGGAATTTCACGCAAATCAATAATCATTGTAGACCTCACAGGAATTATAGATTACTCTATAGAATAGTCAAATATATTTATTTGACTTTATCTAAAGGTACTCTATAGTTCTTATTAAAAAAGAACATAAGAAAATATGAATCTAGAAGAACTAAAGAACTCTATTACTAAAGACTCTCAAATAGACTCTACAGAGTTAGGTAATGAGTCTCTTAAAATACCTCAAATACACAGTAAGTATCTTAACATGCTTACTGAACTAAGATTACTTTTGAGCAAACTTCAACACGACTTTGCCATATTGCGTTTACGTAAGTGGAAAATTTACACAGGAAAAGCATCACAAGAGGAACTTGAGTCGTGGAAAGAGGAACCATTTGATCTTGACATACTCAAGACAGATGTGGACAAGTTCATGGATGCTGACAAATCACTCATTGATCTTAAACTTAAAATTTCATTAAATGAAACCAAGATCAAGATGATTGAAGAATTTTTAAAATCGGTAAACAATAGAAACTTCATGATTCGTTCTGCCATTGATTGGCAAAAAATGATGAACGGCATAGTCTAAATATTATGTGGATATTGAAGTTGAATCTATTGATGAAGTTCGTTACTACATCAAAACAGATCGAGGCATAAAACAGGAGCTACGGGACTATTTCTCATTTATGGTTCCGGGTGCTCAATATATGCCTATGTACAAAAAAAGATTGTGGGATGGTAAAATTCGTCTTTTTGATATTCTTTCATCCACTCTTCCACGTGGTCTCAAATCATATCTCAACAAGTTTTGCGAGGATCGGAAATACTCCATAAATATCAAGGAGAATCAAAATCCTCTATGCATCACGGAGGAGAAACTTACACAGTTCTACGATTCATTGCAGGTTTCCGTGAAGAAACAACCTGTGAAGATGCACGATCATCAGCAAAAGGCTATACAACATGCTTTGAATCATCACAGATGCGTGCTGATTTCGCCTACTGGTTCGGGAAAAAGTTTGATCATATACGTGTTGGTCCGTTTTCTACAATCCGTATTAAAATCAGATCGGAAGATTTTAATCCTGGTGCCAACGGTGGGTCTTGTCAATCAGATGGAGTCTGATTTTTTTGATTATTCAAGACAAGACAAAACATGGAGTACAAATAAGAACATATACAAAATATCTGCTGGTGCCGAAAAGGATACTAAAAAGCAGATAGTAGTCTCTACCTGGCAGTCAATTTACAAGTTGCCAAAGCAATGGTTTGACGATTTTGACGCAATATTTTTTGATGAATGCCATCAAGCGAAGGCAGAATCAATAAATTTTATCGGTCAAAAACTCAGCAAGGCATGGTTTCGAATTGGAACCACTGGCACGTTGCAGCAGACGCAGGCACACCGCCTAAGCATAGAAGGTATTCTTGGTCCAGCAATTCAGTTCATTCACACCAAAAACTTGATGAATAAAGGACTCTTGGCAAAGTTGGCAATAGACTGTATTGCTTTAAAATATTCTGATGAAGAAAAACAATTCATCAAGAAACAAAGATATGCCGATGAGATCAAGTGGATCATAAGTAATTCTAAGCGGAATGAATTCATACAAAAACTGGTCTTCCGAACAAAAGGCAATACACTTGTACTCTTTAACTACGTTGAAGGGCAAGGGAAGCCTCTCTACGAATTATTCAAAAAAGAAGCGGGAACACGCAAGGTATATTTTATCTCAGGCAAAACCGAAGCAGACGCCAGAGAATATATTCGCAAGATTGTTGATACCGAAAAAGATGCCATTCTGGTTGCAAGTTACGGCACTACTAGCGCTGGGATCAATATTGTCAACCTTGACAATATTGTATTTGCCTCGCCTACTAAATCAGTAATTCGATTGCTTCAAAGTATTGGACGGGGTCTTCGTGTATCTGAGAAGAAAAAAACACTAAAAGTCTATGACATAGTTGATGACCTATGCTGGAAGTCACACAAAAATCATATATTTCGCCATTTTGAAGAACGACTCAAGATATACAAGAAAGAAAAATTTGATCATGTGATCCACGTAATGTCGTTCAAAAACATCTCTGAAGATAAATAATTAAAAGGAGGACATTCAATGTCCGACGAATCCAATGATTCTTCAGAGTCAATAAGAATTGTCAAATTGACAACGGGTGAAGAAATCGTGGGCATTTTAATGAATGATTCTGAGACGGAATATGAACTTTCATTTCCTGCTAGAGTAGATGTTAGTTATGGAAAGGGTCCAGAAGGACCAACAGAATTTATAAAACTAAGTAACTACGCTGCATTCACATCTTTGTTTGTCATAAAAATACCTTCAAACTCAGTTATTTTTATCTCAAAACCAAATGATGAATTAAAAATAATGTACATGACTTATTGTGAGTATTTACGCCAAAATCCAAAAATGATTATAAGCTCTGCAGCAGAAGATGCCAACACAAATTCAGAGTTTGTTGGACTGCAAATGTTGAATGAATTGTTCAACAATTCTGATTTTGTTGATTTTGTGAATGAACTTATTGAAAACTACGAAGATACAGAAATTTTTGATTTGGATGAAGAGGATGAAAAGGAAGAAAAAATAGAAGATCCAAAGCCAAAGAAGAAAAAGAAATTCAAACCAGAGGCCACTAAACTTCCTTACAATCCAGAAGCAAATCCAAATACAGCTGAAGGTTGGTCTGACAATCCAAATGACTATCTGTCATGATAAATCATCTGGAGCATCTGGATTTAATTCATAGTATGAATACTTGAAACTACAAGATGCCTTGACGTGTTGCGCATCAGCCGAATCAGATTGAAAAATCAATCCACTTAATTTTATTGGAATTAAGTTTGAAAATTCAACAGTTAAAACTGGACTTGTACAACCACCATATTTGTATAGATTTGATTGAAGTATCAATGTTGCTTGGTAATGCCAGTCTTGATAATTTTCAATATTGTTGCTTGTTGAATTTTTTATATTTGTAACATTTCTCATCCATGAATATATGCTTTTCCAGTTTGTTAAATCATCGTCTACAAGAAATTCAATTGAAAGTGGGTCAAATTGAACAGACATGGTTGGAACCGGAATTGTAGTTCCAAATATTGTTGGTTGTGCTTGATCTGGGATGGACAATCCAGGTAGATTTACTTTTGTTGCCATCAATTCCAAAACCTTTGTTCCTCTCAAGATTTTTAATTGAAAATAATTGGAGTAAAGAAGATTTAAATTATCTTGGCATGGATTGCTGCTCATAGAAATATTTATGGTAAAAAGAAAACCCCCCAGATTTCTCTGGGGGGTTTCGTTGACTTAACTTATACTATTCGATCAACCGAGGGTCATACCGTGGAGGTTTGTGATTTCGGTGATGCGGTAGTATTGGTTCAAACCTTGTGTGAGGTTTTCGCCATCTGGTACGTTCGACCCAGTTAGAACGTATGGATTTGCGACTACGCCGTAACGAGTCTTGAATCCAATACGTGGTTGGAAAGTATTTGGATCAACTGCACGGACCATTTGGAGAGGAACGTATGGGCAGTAGAACAGACCTGCGTCATATGGAGACTCGCCCTTATAGCCAGCAACGAAGAAGTTTACACCGAGTTGTGAATAGGGATCGATGTAGACTCGGATCTTGCCGTTAAGTACACCAGCAAAGGTTGACTGAGTATCGTCACCATTGATCTGAGGAGCGATTCCGGGGCTGAGGCTCATAAAGCCAGACATGGCTAGAGCAGCAGCTGTATCGCTATCGCAGATGATGAAGTTACCCTTGCCACGACGTGTTTCCTTGGCGATTGCGTTGCACTCTCTTTCGATTTGGAAAGTGAGGCCACGGAAGCGTTCGGCAGACCAACGACCATCAGAATCTTGATTTAGGTCGTATCTTCCGCCACCAACTGCTGTGAGATCGTTCTGTTGTGATCCCTTGCGGGCAACGTAGTAAACTGTGCGAATGATTTCACGGTTGATTTCAGCAAGAATTTCTGTGCTGAGTAGGTTGGCGAGTTCAGCTTCAGCGTCTAGACCGTGAACAGCCTTGAGGTCTTGTGCCAATTCGATTGTGTAGTTGCTGGACAGAGCACGTGTACGAGCTTGTACGGCAACACGGTCGATTGAGAAGGCCATTTGGTTGAAGTTTGGATTGGAACCACCGCCACCCAAACCTTCACCTCTGCCTGTCAACAATCCACGGAATCGGCTGAAATCTGCAGCAGCAAAATTACGAAGTGTAATTGGATTGCTTGCAGAAGATCCGGAGAAGCCGCAGAGACCATAGAAGGCTGTTTGACCAGCATAGTCTTGACCGATTGTGTAACCAGAACCACCGTATTGTGGTTGTGCTTCTTGGAACATTGCTTCAGCGTACAATCTGGTGTTACCATATTCGTAACCACCGTAGTTAGCGCGCATTGCAAAGATGAGGCCGGTTGGAGCAGTCATTGGCTGAACGCCGCAGATGTCATAGGCCATCAAGTTTGGCATAGCACGACGAACCAGTGAGATGAGAACTGGATCGTAACCAGACACTGCACCTGTGTTGGTGAAGGTGGTTGGCATTCCCAAATTGTTGGAGGTCATGTCTTCTGTTAGGTGTTGAGCACGAAGAGCTTGCTCTTGGTTCTCTAGAAGGACGGCTGTGACTTTCTTGCGATAGTCATCTTGGATTTCTGGAAGAGCATCATGAGCGAGAACTGGATTCCACTTCTCGGTCAAGATGTCGTAAGGTGTGTTGTCTTGAAAGTTCATTTTCTTAGTATCTCCTGTGAGTTAAAATTATTTAGGATATTTCCTTGTTAGAGTTTCTTGTTGAGTTTGCCGATAACACTTGCATAAGACTCAACTGTGCTGTTTTCGGGCTTCGACACAGCTGAGAATGTCATTTCTTCATTGATTTGTTGTGGCGCTTGGCGAACAACACGTTGTGAAGATTGTGGGTTCTTTAGGTAATTTTCTTTGATTGTTACGAGTTTTTCACGATATTCTTCTGGAGTTCCAAAGGCAACGTTTTCCATCAATGATTGAAGTTTGGCTACTTGTGTGTCTGCAAGATCCTTTGTTTCAGAAACAAAGATTCCAGCGCACTCAGTAAGTGCCATTTCCTTGCGAAGATTGATGTTTTCATTGATTGCACTATTCAAGGTGTTTGAAAGTTCTACGTTGTGAGCATAAAGTTCATCAAGTGCATTGTACTTTTCTGCTGGAACATCAATGTAGTGATTCTCAAAGAGATTCTTGAGTCCCGAGATGAAGTTTTCAGCAATTTGTGTCTTGATGCCTTGCTCAACGGCAACGGCATTTTCTTGCATCCACTCTTCAACAACATAGTCTAGATAATCATCTACTTTTTCTACTAGATTGTTGGTGACGTTCTCAAGATAATTTTTGACACCTTCGTCCAAAGAAACTACGGTCTTTGATACTTCTGCATTTACTTTTTCTTGAACTGCGGCTTCAAAAATTGCCTCAAGTTGTGTTACGAGGGTTGAGTCAGCGGCCTCTTCACCAAGGAGTTCAACCAAAGCATTCTTGAATTTGATTGCAGACTCGTTGGTCTCGGTTGGCTCTTCTTCCTCTTCCTCTTCCTCCTCAGATTCCATTGGTTCTTCTTCTGGTTCATTTTGAGTTGGTGCTGGTCCAGATGCTGGAGCACCACCCATTGAAGCCATTCCACCAGCCATAGCAGCCATGGTGGTTGGAACCTGTGCTTTTGCATAATTATTTGCGGTTACAACTGGAGTTGGGGTCACGTTGCCCTTGCCATCTGGTGTATAAGCAACACCATTTGCTGGCATAACCATACCCATACCCTGTTGCATTTGTTCATTGATTGTATTTTTTGTTCTCTTCATATCAATAGATCCTTGATCTTACTTATTTAGCAATTCCCATTCTCCTTAGATTTTCTAAAGATCCACCTAAAGTGCCTACAGCACCAACATTTGTGGTTGCTTGTCTACCTATTGAATCAGATGCTTCTTTGGCTCCCATTCTTGTTAAAGCATATTCAAATGGATCTTTTCCAAGAATTGCAATTTTTCCAATTCGTTCTGCTTGACGAATTCCAGTTTCACCGAGTCTTCCTTTCGCCAAGAATCCTTGTGTTGATCCACCGTATGTCGTTGGATCAATTAAACCATAAGCAAGGTTGAAGATTTTGCTAGCAGCCTCGGATGGTGCACCCATGATACCTAGACCCTCTCCGAGTCCAAGTTCACCAATAGATTTGTTTATGGCTTCTCCAATGTCGTCTTCTTGACCAAGATAAAGCCTTGCCATCGCAGTTCTTGCAACTTGCTTTAATGCATATTCCGCTGGAGCAGCCATCGCTTGACCCGCTTTGTTCATTGCTCCGGTCGCAAAGTCAAATCCAACTTCATAAGCACTTTTTGGTGTTCCTGCTGGCCTTCCACCAAAAAGACCATACTTTGCTAGATCCATTCCTTTTCCAACAAGACCAGTTGCACTAGCAATACCACCAGCAGTGATACCTTCAAGCATTTTTTCAACCATGTTTCTGTGGTTCCACCACATGGCTTGATTTTCAAGATCCCATCCACTAGGGACTCCAGTTCTTCCATATCGAATCATCTGAGATTTTTTTTGTTGTTCTTCTGGTGTTCTTTGCTTTGGTTGACTTCGTGTACTAGGTGGAACAGATTGCTCTGTTAAATAAGAGCAAATTATGTTCTTGGTGTATGGATCGAAAGTATTCATTATAGATTTTTGAAGTATTGCTCAAATACCTTTACGATATTTTTTTGTAAATTTCGATTTGAGGAAGTTTTTACCAATTTTCTTGCTCTATCAATTTCTCTTTCCTGCCAAATTCCACTCTCATAGATCCATTCTCTTCCTTCCATGATTCCATTGACGAAAGCATTTGGTGCTGATGGATCTGCTACTATATCAATAGCGGCAAGCATAAAATCCTCTTGCACTTCTTGATAGCCATTCTTTGCCTTGAGTGATCCCATTCCTCTAGTAGAAACTCCAAGTTGAGCACCTTCTTCAATGAGATTTTTTACAATTCTTCCCATCGGGGTGTCCATAACCTTTGCCTTGCCATAAACATTTTTTCCATCTTCATGAAGTTCTTTGACAATATGAGAAACGCGATCAAGATTAACAGTTGGACCTGTTGGGTGGTTTAGTTCACCGAGTGCACGACCCTTATTTACATATTCGTTGATGTAACGACTAGCTTCCTTTGCAAGAATGTTTTTTGGGTAGATTCTTCCATTCTTGTTTTTGACATCAGACTGCATAAAGATGCCTTCAATGAAGTAATTTTTATCTCCATTGCCAACGTTTTCTTTTACGTACTTGATGTCTTCTGTTAGCTCGGTGATCAGTTTCATTTAGTTTCCCCCGATTCGTTTTTATTCTGTGAAAAAATATTTTTGGCCACAACGACATATTGATCTTTTAACTTATGATTGATCTTCTCATAAAGAGCATCACTTGTGCTTTTCTTGAAACCGACAGCATTTTCCTCTACCACGTCTTTGATCATGTTCTTTACTTTGTTGTTCATTAGATTGCCTTTTTTGCCTTATCGTAAAAATCTAAAGTTCTTTTTAATCCACCTTGATTTTCAAAAAGTTCTTTGACCATCATTTGACGATTTTTTGAATTTAAGGAGTCAAAAAGAAATTTTATTTTTGTTAAATCATTTTCAGTAATATTTATAGTTGTACCATTTTTGCATTTTAAATTTTTATTCGTTTTTGGATTGTAATTGTCAATAAATTCTAAAAACATTAAAATGTCTTCATTTATTTCTGTTGAATCTTTTATGAGCAAAATTTTTGAAGAAAGTTCTTTTTGAACTTCTTTGACTGCCTCATTCAACTTGAATGAAAGAGAGTTGACTAAACTTTTCTTAAAGGAATCATCGCTTTCATACATCAAAGAATTGATTCCGCTTTTCAAAATTATGGTAGAAAGATTCATTATTGCTGTCCTTCGGGTGGTGGTTGACCTTGTTGTGCTGCCATGGCCTGTTGCTGTGCCATCATAATCATCTGTTCTTGCCTCATTTTTTCTCTATCAACTTCCATTTGCTTGTCCAAAAGTTTCATTTCATTCTCAGTTTGCTTTAAAATCTTGCTTCGAATATATTCTGTTGAGAAATACTTTCCAACATAAGGCTCTGTTATGGAAAGCATTTTGATTCTCTCTGACAAAATTTCTGCTTCTTTCAAATCCCAGAAATAATTGTCTGTGTTATAAACAAGTTTGATATCTTGTTTTAGTTGATTCCAGTCGTCCTCGGTCATAACTCCCTTTAGAAGGAGTTGGACTCTCAAAAAATCTAAGAATAATTTTGAAAAATGTTGACGAAGTCTATCGATGAATTTATAGAATTTTACTTCTTCTCTTGTAATTTCAAGAGAACGACCCATGTTAAAACCAGTTTGCTCTGCAACCAAGCGACTGAGTGGAACGTTCAACGAATTATAAAGTTTCTTCTTGAAGTAGTCCACATCTTCTATTTGAGACATGGCGTTTCCACCAGGGAGAACTGAAATCTGTGTACCCTGTGATCCTTCACGTCGTGGTAACCAATAATCCTCAAGCACTGAAAGGTGATTTCTTTCATCACGTATTTCACCAGAACTCTGATTATAAATGATTCTATTTCTGAATCTACTCATCATATCGCGCAAATATTGTTCAGCTTTTTGTTTTGGCAATTGACCAACGTCAACATAGAACACCCTGCGCTCAGGTGCACGGGCAACACGATAAACTAGAAGAGCATCTTCTAGTTGTCTTAACATATTCAGAGGACGAATCGCTTTATGAAGATAACCTAGGACTCTCTTTGTATTCATGTCCACCAATCCCGATGGAACGTATACAACACTGTCCAACGACAATTGAAGCCCACCAGGTCCAGTCATCAAGAATGATTCCTTATCGGAATCAGTGTATGTGTAATATTCTTCAATTTCTTTGATTAAATTGACTGAACCTGTTTTTGTTCTTTCTTGTTCTTTTTTAATTTTTCTTACTTTTTTGATCTTTAGTGGATCGATTGGAATTATTTCTTTTATTCCGTCTACTGGATTGTCTTTGTCTATTACAATGTTATAGAAAAGTCTGGAATCAATATACCATCTTCTAAAAATTTCATATCCTCTATGATTGAAATCCAAAAGATGAATGATTCTGTCAAATTCTCTGTATATTTTTATCTTAATTGATTCTGGTATTTCAAGATTTTTTAAATCCAATTTTACAGGATTTGCTTCGCTTCCTTTTACAATAGCAGCATTTACAATTTCTTCAATTGCATTATCTATTTCAGGATATACAGACATGTTTCTGTATTGAATTACTGCACTGCTTTCGTCTTTCAGCGTGCCTGTGTAATCTATCGCAGAACTGAAATATCCACCAGCCTCGACTGTTACGGTTCCATCAAATGTTTCTGGAGCCGCAATTTTTTGTAAAGCTATATCTTCGACCTCTTTTTTGGTCTTTTGTTTTTTTCCAAATTCAAATCCAAATACTTCTATTTCCATGATTGTTCTCTTATGTAGTTATATCAATTATCAGGCACAACATCCGTAACACCGTCTATTTCAATCGAATCGTAGATAAAAATAACACTAAATTTTACCAAAGTATTCGGTGATCCCATGCTAAACGCTATTGGTTCAATTGTTTTTGGCCAACATCCATGCAATGTGAATGATTTATGTGGATCTTCTTCTCCATTTAGATTCAAATGTTTTATTTTCCAATTCATGGCTTTATAATCAAAAGCAGCATTTGGAATGGTACTAATGTTAGTAACGTGGTTGTTTATAGTATTGTGCCAGGTTGAAAATTTTTGCCAAAGATTTTGCGTGTCTCCAGTATCATCCAATACTATCACGGACCAAGGACCATATTGCTTTTCACCAGGATAATATGCCTTTCTTCCAAAGTATTCATATTGAATTCTTTGTGAAGACATGGCTGGAATTGTAGTTGTTTGTATGTGAAATTTGCTAAATTCACCATTTCCCGGAATAACACCTTCAACCAAAAATCTATTTGATCTGGTTCCACCATTAAAGGCATTCTTGAAATCTGAAATGCTAATTGCCATTAAGAACCCAGTCCTTGTGTTATTTGGTAATAATCAAATACAAGATTTACAGTAAATCTAGAAAAATCCGCAGAATTCATGTCAAGATTTAATGCAGTTACTTGTTCAGGCCAGCAATTATAAAGAGTTATTGTTCTAATCGAAGCATCACCGTTCAAATTTAATTGTTTGATCGTCCATGTTGTCTGTAGTTTTTTATAACCAAAATCATTTTCTGGAGTTTTTCCACCAACTTGGTGACTTACATGGCCATCAATTCTTTCTTTCCAGTGTTGAAATGATCTCCAAAGATTATCTACATTGTTATCGTCATAAATTCCTATAGTCCAAGCAGAGTAATTTCTATCACCAGCAAAGTTTAACAATCTTCCTCTGTATGGAACCTGAATTGTTCCTAGTTCAGCAGATGGCAAACTTGTTGCATAGATTTTAAATTTTTCATTTGCATTGGGTTGAAATACTTTGATTTGAGTTGGAAATGCCGATGACATATCTACTTCAAATCTATTTGGTCTAGTTCCACCGTTGAAGTTCTGTTTGAATGTCGCTATGGAATTAGTAGTTATTGGCATTATTATGATGTTGTTGAGACATTAATAACAAATTCATCCGAGGAGATAAGTGGTTTTATTACAACTCTTGCATTTATAGTTGATGCGAAATCTGTGTTGTTGCTAGAATCACAGAAAATTTGAGTATATTTTGGATCTAGGTATTGACCAATACTAAACAGATATAGTGAAATTTCTGAAGTAATTGCTGTTCTTGTTGTCGCATCGTTTGACTGAAAAACATACTTAAGAAGTATATTTTTTACATTTGTTTCAACATCCTGTGTAATCTTGGATGGCCCCACACGATCATTTGCAGAGTATGTGGAACCTGTTGAAGCCGTTGCTCCAACAAGATCTAATCCTAAGAAATCTTGTTGTTGGGAGTTTGTGTAAAAATTTACACGATTTTTCTTATAAACATCTTTTTCTCCAGTAGAAGTCCATTTTACTGGGAGTGCGACTTTTCCATTCAAAACAAACGAATTCTTGAGACCACCGATGCTAAAATAAAGAGTATTGTTATTCTTTGCACGAATGAAGGCACCAGCCACATCGCTTACCATGCTTGTGGATGATTCATATGTTGAATTTTCCTTTAAGGTGCTTGTGATGAATGTTCTGTTGTTTTTGCCAGCCACGTTAAATATTCTGTCAGCAACAGTATTTCCAGTAACAAATGATGACGTGGAAAACAGTCTGTCGTAATTTATTGCAGTATATCCTTCTCCAAAGTTTTGAGAAGCAAATATTCCGATGACGTTTGGAGTTTCTTCAACATATCTGACTTCAGCTGTATTTCCATTTTGGCCAATCAAAATGTCTACAAAATTTGAAGTTGTGGTTTCATAATTTACAAGACCAGCGGTGGATCCAGCCAAAATTAAAGTTCCACCATAACTCAAATAAGTTAAGGCATAGATAAAGTCTATTCCATTTGTAAGCCCTACAATCGAATTTCCATTGTTCATAAAGAATCCGAATGTGCCACCTTGTGCAGCAACAGAGCTCAATAAGCATGCTGTTGTGCCACTTAAATTATTTAAATCGTTTACCATTTCAAATGGATCGGAGTAAACAATGTATGAATCTGAAGTTGTCCCCTTTATTGGTGTAGCCAACGAGGTCCTAGAATATATCAGCCAACCAAACAAACCACCTGGATTTGTGCTTGCAGCACCACTTACTCCACCAAAAGTGGGCGCCTTATAGGTAGATCCTGCCAACATCGCTGCATATAATGGTGTGACTGCTTTTTCTCTATTAAGATAATTTGGTGAAATAAATGAGTTTAGTGTTGGATTTGCCATTTTGTACCTTAAAATTATTTATAATTTTTTAGGCTGGATACCAAACAACACCATTTGCTGTAAATTTATCATCATCCGAGTCATCTGCATTCAACATGAACAAAGTATTGTCATCTTCTGGTTTTTTAGTCTCTTCATAATTTAATTTTGCGGTTTCAATCAAATCAGAGTAATATTCTTGGCGACATAACCAGGAAAAGAAAACCAAAGTCATTACTAAGTCATCGTTATGACCTTCCTCTGCCTTAAATGTATTTGACTTTGACACGAATGCCATCAGTTCATGAATTATTCGATCATCGTTTAATAAAATTTTATCATGCTCAATCAAATTTTTAAGTATGGCACAACCCAATTTTTTTGTTTGGGCTGTTGTTCTGATTCCCATTTCACTTTTTCCATTTGCAAAACCTTGAGAAAGTATTTGACCCTTCCTGCCCATGACTTTGGTCATCAAAAGATTTTCATAATTTAAATCATTGTACAAAATGGCAGATATCTGTCCACCTATGTCATTTGTTTCTACAAGCACATATGCATTATTGTACATTTCACCAACATTTTTTATTATGTTTGGAAAAGCAAATGGACTTATTGTGTTGTTTCTAAAAGTTGCAACTACTTTGTATGGCGCTTCATTTCCACTCAATACCGAGAAAGCAGAATAGTCAGATCCTTGTCCACGTGCCACATCAGCCATCAAAAAGTATATTTTATCTTTGTCTGGTTTTTCATATATTCTAAGACCTTCTGAATTTTCTGATAAAAATTCTTCAGCGGCCAATACGTTTAATTTGGTGCTCGATATCAGCGTATTGGCAGAACCCAAGAAATTGCAACCATACTCTTGTTCAAATTGCTCTGCGCTTGTATTGGCTATTTGCTCCTCAGCCCATTTCTCATTACGGAGTTCGGGTTTACCGGGACTTATTGGTGTTTCTCGCCAACCAACTTCAACAGGAACAAATTTGTTTTTTAGTTTATGACCATCTAGCCTGTTGGCATCAACCCAAAGTTTGTGAAAGTGATTTAATCCATTTGGAGTTGATACGATAATAAGTTTGGTCGTAGTACCAGCAGAAATTGTTGGATATGTTGCAGTATAAAATTCTTCCGCCACGTGGCTTGGCAAGAAGGCATATTCGTCCAACAGCAGGAGGTTATAGGAGCCACCACGAATGGCTGTAGACGATGTGGCGTCGCACATGACCCGAGACCCGTTTTCAAGCTTGAAGCTCGTCTTATTCCATTCTACGACCCCCTGTTGAAGGAAGTGAGGTAGGTTCTCATAAGCAAGTTGAAGTTTTGAGAACAATTCTTCTTTTGCTGTCTTAAGGCGATTTGCCAGAATTGCTACATTGACGCTTTGATTGAATGTAACGTAGTGGCATATGTAACTAGTAACACAGGTTGACTTTCCACACTGGCGTGGCCATTTTGAAATTACAAAACGATTTTTATGAATTTCATTGATAAATTTTTTCTGATATTCATAAAGTTTGAATGGAACAACACCTTTATCAAGGGTTTTGACCTTTATGTATTTCTCGCAAAAATACACAGGATCGTTAGCACACTTGAGATATTCCTCTAATTCTTCCTTCGTATATTGGAGTTCTACTCCAGGAAGTTTTAGATTAGGATTGTTTCGATATCCCTGTTGATTGTTGCTCATCTATCACTACCTCAGCATCCACAACATTTTTTTCCGTACTTCTTTCTTTGTTCAATAGATTTTGAAGATCTTTTGTGGAGCCAACGAAAACGGAGTTATTAGTTTGTTTTATTTCAGTTTTACTGTTTGTTGTATCTTTGGCTTTTTTGTGCACATCTAACACATTGTTATTTAAGTCTGCCATAGTCTTTAGCAATATTGCAACTACCTCAAAGGCCCTTGGACTGTCAGACTGAGTGGCAACCTTAAGAGCACTTTCAAGCGCAAGATTTCCGGTTCCAATTAAATTTTTAAAGTTTGATTGAACTAATTCATAATCTTTTTGAAAATTTTGAGAATCAAATGTACCACCATTAACGGTTTTTGGAACATTGTTTTCACTTGGAACATTAAAAAATGCTGCTAAATTTTTATTGATATTCATCTTTATTCCGTATCCACGATCACATCACCATCCCCAATAATTCTAGTTATAGATCTAATAGGTCCATAAATGTATGTTTTTGCTATAAAAGAAAATGAAGAGATATTTATTCTTCGATTCATAAAATCCCCATCAAATTTTTCTGTGATATTGTTATCTATCATTATGATGGGAATCTTTAATCCTTGTTGCACCGTGTTCAAATCTAGTTGAATTATGTGATCGGGATTAAAATATGGTATTATTTGTTCTGCGATTTGAAGAGTATCATCGATGTGTCTGGTGTATATGAATAAAGAGAAACTTACGTTCACCGGAACTTCCTCAAGGATTTGAGATGCTTCTGAAGAACATACGCCTTCAGTTGTGCTAGACGTAGTAATCGGACTCAACTTGTTTCTTCTTCTAGATGGATCTGGTTTCACTGAATTCATAATATAACTCAATTTTGGGAGTTGAGTTTCAATCCTAGTTCCTTCGGCAATCGATGATGGCTCTAAAAGTCTTCTAATAAATTTTTCTTGTGGTGCATATGTTATTGGCACCCGTATTTTTATTGGTATATTGAGATCATCTGGATTTATATGTTCAACGTAAATGCTGTTGAATAGCGTTCCAAATCCTACTACTAATTTTCTAAGACTTTTGTTGTAATAATAATCAAACATTATTATCCTATAAGTGGATCCGGTGGCAATTCCTGAGTCTTGACAAGACTTTGTTCTATTTGATTTAATTCATTCACAGCATCAGCCATTATTGCAGCAGCATTCAATTGTGCTCCACCTGGAAGTGGAACGCCAGCAAATTTCATCAAATTCTGTGCCCATTGTTTCTTCAAAAGTGCCGTATAATACTTTTTGAAGATACGATCATTCCACACTCTGGAATATTGATTGGGATCAATTTGAACATAGGCTTCAACTAAAAGATAGTGTCCAGCATTGAGTTTCTGGTTTTCTAATTCAAGAAACAGTCGTTGTGTTGTTCTTGAGAATGTAAATGAGCAAGGATAATTGAAAACATCATTTACTAACTTTAGATAACTCATGGATTCCATGTAGGATGCCATAGGACCAGTGTTAAGACCACCTTGGTTAAAATACAAGCCAAAGAAATCAAACAGAGTAAGCTGATATCTGAGGTCAAACATATAATCACCAGAAATATCAGATGGTCTGTATACCTTTGTTATTGTACGAATGTCAGATGCATTTGGCCACGCACCTGTAATCCCGGTTGATTCGTCATAGCGATCTTGTGCACCTACGGCATTTCCAAAAGTAGAAGTGTCAAAATATCTATTAGATAAATCTTGTTGAGTTACTGGATACAAATACCAGGCTCTTTGATTAAAATCAAAGTGTCTTTCGTACATGTATTCAAGTGCTTCATTTAGTCTATCTTCGGCCTGCTCGGTATCAATATTAATTTGAATTACCGGGGCACCCAAAGATCGGAAGCAATAGTCTATAAATTGCTGCTTAGTGGTAGGTTGCATGAAAATATTTATGAATTTTCTATGATATTGGCAACTCTTTCAAAAACTTTTTGTTTTTCTAAGTCAACTGATACGGTGAGTTGTATTAAATTTAATTTTTCTGGATCTATGTTTTCTATCTGTTTTTTTCTCTCTAAAGAATTTTTTGGTGAATTCGGGTCATAGTTGCTGAATCCAGGCATCGCCAAAGGACATTTTAAAAACGGATAATCTAATTTTGAATATTCTTCATCCGCTTTTTGCAGCCATGTATGTGAATGATCACCACAGTCACACCCAGAACAATAATAATATTGTGATTTGGAACTTTGAGTTAAATTTTGACATGGTTTAATATCTTCCAAACCAAAACAAGACACATATCTTAATTTTTTAGTAGCTAAATCAACAACATTATCTTTGAGTCCACGGGACGCAATAGACATCGCAAAAGACATAATTTTTGTAAACATGATTACACACTTTCATACAAAACAACAATTCCCGCTGGATATACACATTTGTTTAAGAAATTTTTGTATTTGTCTTGAACATTTGCTCTTACAATTATAAATCCAGGACTTCCGGTGACGACTTCGCAGGATTCATATGGAATTCCCAACAATGTCACCAAAAGATAATGTATTGCCTCAAGACTTCCCTTTTTGTGAAAATAGTTTGCATCAACATTGATTGAAAACTTTCTTAAATTAGGAAGTATATCTGAAAACTCGTCTGTTGAAAAATCAAATTGAGGAAAATAGAGATCCGCTAATCCTAATAACAATTTGTCTGTTATTTTTTGTGGAACGTGAATTGTTTCCCATGGAACTGCCGCCCCATATCCGCGCTCAATATCAAATAACCATCTTTGATAACTTTTTACTATATCTACAATCAACACATTTGATGGATCTTCTTTTGATTTTTGAATTATCCATTTAGGAAAAAGTGCATCAACAGTTAAGTTGTCACCCAACCAACGATCTCCAGATACATTGTAAAAATTTGAACCAAGAGTTTCAGCAACCAAACTAACCATCTTGGTTATTTTTGTATCTAGGCTTACAGGTAATTTATTGAAGAGTAAAATCATAGTGAATATATCAAGTTTATTCCAGCCACCGCTCTAATTCCAAGATAAACCATTAAAGCAGATTGATTGTCGCCACTCAATCCATTGACGTAAACTTTTACCTGACATGGAACAGAACCATTTGCAACAGTTATTTTTGTTATATCATCTGTTCCGGGTATTCCGGACTGCAATATTGCATTTTCGTAATCTTCCAATGTTACGCATCTGTGTTCAGAGGATGCTGCAAATTGAACTTTTGCTTTAGCAAGATCAACGGATATCGTATCATAACCACCGCTTGGAGTATTATTTGTAAGGAAAGTCACCCCAGATGCAGGAGTTATTATTGCACCATTTCCTATTGATCCATTCGTTGTTACTGCTTTTACATACACAGTTAATGTGGAATCTAGGGGATTGGATTCTGGAAGATTTGCTGTTACCAAATATCCATTTACAGTGTTTAAAACAGTATAATAATTCCCAAGAGAAGCTGAAAAACTAGATTTATCGAGCCTTGTCCATGTAGTTTCTGTTCCATATACGTCAACTGAATATAGATTTATTGTTTCTGGATCGACTGTCAGGGGTAAAACTATTGATTGTGTATTGAAATCCCAATCTGTATATTGGACCATTGCAGATCCAGAATACAGATCAACCGTGGTCTCCGTATCGCTAGTTAACCCAACTGTATTGAAAAAGAGTATGGTTGTCCCATCAACTGCTGTTGCATTGAATGGTGTATAAGCACTCAGACCAGCGGATGATATTGAAACTGAATTACTAACCTTTGCGGATTTTTTTACTTCTAGCAATACTGAACTATTGGATGAAAGCCCAACTATTGATTCAAGCAAAGTTGCGGTACTCAAAAAAGATTCATGATAGCCAAATTGAGAATAAATTCCGTTATATGCAACACCAGTGGCCAGAATGTTGCAAAGCATGTTTATCGCACTAGCATCATTGTCAAAATCCAATGAACTGAGAGATGGTTCCGATTTTAAAAAGGTCTTCAGTGATGCAACAATATCGGCATAATTTAAAGACGCTACATTTAATTTTCTAAAGTCAAGTGTCATACTAGATCTACCTCTATTTTACATGTTGTTTCGTTACTTGTTTTTTGATATCTAAGAGAAAAGGTCACATTCATTATTATTTTTTCATCATCGTAATAAATTACTTTAACTTTGACCTTAGAAATATCTTTTATAGAACTTTTTATTGAATTAGCTATTTCACTTTCCAAACCATTTTTATTTGATCTTGGATCAAATATGAAAGAATAATAGTTGGTCCCAAGATATGATGTTGAAGGTATTTCACCCTTTTGCAATCTGCATATATTCTCTATTTTTTGAACATATGAGTTTATATCACTAACAAAAGAAATGTCTTTCTTGTTGTTTGTGGAATCTATTTTAAGTCCGAGAATATTGAAGTCTTTGCTGTACACTCATAATATTTATATTAAATATTATGAAACTTCATTTGCCCTGATATCCGAAAGAACTAATTTTGTCTCATGTACACCGGAATTTGATATGGTATGTTTTACCGAAAGAACATAATATTTCTTAGAAAGAATTGATACTGGTATTGTATTTGAATATGCTGCCATGTTGTCCACTTTGAGTTCAACCACATTTCCCGGTTTTATTCTAAAATCTCCAGCAATATCAATTGAAATTTTTTCACCATGATTTATTAACTCCGCAAATTGATTTCTCATGACGGGAGCATCTATTGGTGTATACCAGAACGTAGCATCACTTAATCTCAATTTTAAGTAATTTACATAATTTTGACCAACGTCTGGGCAAGTACAACTAAATGGAGCCATAGGAGAACCCCAAAGACACCCTAACCACGATTCGCCCAAAACATTTTTAACTTTTTCGCATTCTTCAGATGTAATTCCAAGCAATGGATCAAAAATAGTAGGAACACTACCTTCTGGTGGAGGGCTTCCTGGACCTGCCCACATAGTGGAAGATACACCAAGATTAGATGCTATTAGTGCTACATTCGGAAATCTTTCAAAACAATCGTTCAGAGTCTCAGGTGCACTTGTTACACCCCTTGTTATCAAAGCATTGGCGCACATATAAGAATCATGCGAAGAAATTGTGTTCTTTGCATAGTTTATCTTGGTTGCACCAATTGTCTTTATTTGATTTGGTGTATTGGCCATATTAAGTAGTTGGGGTTGGGCAGCGACCGTCCGTAACGTTTTCTGCTGCGAATGTATAAAGGTAACGATTGGAATAATATTCTAACAAATCTTCTTTTGTTACTTCAGCTTCAATTAACAATCTTTTCATTGGTGTTTTTGTCATTCTAACAATGTGATATTTACCACAATCAAAATTAGCACAACCAGATTCAGTGTCTAGATCTCTTATATTATGCCCTATTGGTCTATAGGTAACATTTGTATATTCATTCGCTAAAATACTCAACGCATGCCACCCAGGGGCATATTTTCCAATTCCAAGACTTGTGTCTACAAAATTTGTTCGTTCATTTAAATTTATTGCATAAGTAGAAAAATCATCGGGAACTGATTTATCTGTGCTTGTTATATCAAATTCCCAGAATGGTTTTTCAAACCCTCGGAATGGATTGTTTGTTTTTGTAGATGATATTACTGATGAAGAAGGGGCAGTTGGCTTTAGACGAACGAAGTAGTAAAGATACTTCAGTGGTTCACCATTTACGCCATTCTCTGCATAGGGACTTATTTCTGGTGTATATCCTGTTATTGCGGCAAAAAAGGTTTCATCTTGTAGATTTTCTTCCGGTGTTGTCAAACAACACAAAACATAAGCGACAAAATTTTGTCTTTCTATTTCTCTTATCTTTTCCAATTGATCTGGAATTCCATTTGTTTCTTTAAATACTTCATACCTTAAAGATATAATTTTATCCAAATTAGTGTTATTTTTTGTATAAGAAGTAAGAGGACAATTTGGATGCAATGAAGTCAAATCAAATTGATGTCTCCACATTTCCGTGCTATCAATATAAGGAAACAATCCAGTAAGTCCCATAAATTCAGGATTTACGTATTTTTGTTCCAAGCCAAATACGTTTCCAATGTGTGTTGGTTTATTTACTTTATTGATGGATGTCAAATCATCATAATATCCCCAATGACCATCATATGTTATTTCATTCGCCCCATTCGGTACGGTGTTAAAGATTCCATCAGATGTTACAATAGAGATTGTGTATTTTTCTCCCTCATCTTGATATTGATATAGAAGTTGATCGTATGGCAGTCCAGAACTTGGGCTCAAAAGTCTTGGAGTTTTTCTTACATAAAAAGCCTTTGTTGACATAAATTGATCTGCTGGATCTGTAAGAAAGGTATATATTTTTTTGAATATTTTTTCATCACCATCTCTATCAATTGTTATAGCTGGAGTATCACTATCATATACAGCATACCTAAAATTATTTTCATCTAATTTTGTTAATTGATTTTCATCTTCATCTGGATGTTGGTAAAAATATTTAAAATTTACAGTATTGTCCCAACCAGTCCAAAAAAGGAATCTAGGCAAATATCTATTAGCATTTGGATTTCTTCCAACCGCATATGAACTTAAATAAGAAAAGTATTGCATGCAATTGTCTGTTGGTAGATCAGTTCTACTTTCCAAACAATTTAAAGGTTTATATAAAACAAAATTTTCTGTTTTATCTACTGTTAATTTTATATCATCTGCAGCACTAAAATGTGTATGCATTGCATTATTTAATTTTGGAATTATGTCTTCCATAAATTCATGTATCAATGATACTGTTGGTTTTTTTGTATTTACAATGTTTACTAATGATTCTTGTTCAATCGTATGATAAAGATGATTTGTAAAATTTATGGAAACATAAGTTTCACTAGTTTCTGATGCTGCGTTGTTCAAATAACTAGTGCTTGATATATAAAAATTATGAAAAGTTCCATCAAGGTATTTTATCATTATTGCATTAAATTCATTTTCCTTGATAACAGTAACAATGTCTGTCAGATCTCTTACAGTGATAGCACCCTTTGGATACTGCTCAAAAACACTCTCAATCATTTCAAGTTTTTCAAACTTGCAATGAACATTATTCATTAATGATAAATCTTCGGTTCCCCCACCACTAGCATCGTCATTGTACAACCAAATCTCAGAAATTTTTGAGTATAGTGGATTTGCCGAACTGTAATCTAAAGGAGCATCACCCATAAAAATTATACCTCATAGTTTTGAACTACTCTTGTAAATGCCGAATATTTCATTGTTCCAGAAATATACGAATTTATATTATTTTGTTTTGTTTGAATTGTTTGGTTTATATCAATATATTGAGTTGGGCCTTCCGGTGGTATTTCGTAGGGAGAAAGACCAAATCCCTTTTTAATCAATGGATATTCGGATTTTACAGTTGCGTATGATGTTTTTTCAGCTGTCTGAAAAGTTATTTCATCTGTTATACTAAGAGTGGCAGCGGTGCTTCCAATATAAATTTCACCAGTATATGTTGTTCCAAAAATTTCTTTTGTAAAATTATATAAAGAATATCCGGTTGGTCCCTTAATCAAAGCTGAAATAAGACTAGACAATTGAAAGGTGAAGCCAATTGGTTGTTTGGTTATTGCTCGCTTTGAAAACGTGTTATAAGAATCAATAACAGCAAAACCACCAGTGAGACTAAAGTTACCGGTGCTTCCGTAGCTCCAAGATGCCCCTGTTACCTCTGTTGCTGGAAATATAATTGATCCAGGAGTCAATATAGCATCATTGTAATCTGGAACCAATTGTTGTTGAACTCCTAGTCCAAGTAATTGACTTGCAGATTCTTTTACTGATGTATTGCTAAAATCAAGTAAATCAAAAGGGTTTATAGTTTTATTGGCAAATAAAAATAACCAAAATGAATCCACATCATCATAGATTGATTGAGCTAATTCAACTAAAGTCTGTGTATTGTCTACATTTATCTCTTTTGTTTTAAATTGAGAATCATCAACCTTCAAATATGACGTAAGATCAACAATACTGAATGTGCCTATTGTTGTTGCATACTGCAATTTGGATTGAGATAAAAAATATTTCATGGACTTGTTGGTGTATATCCAAAATAATTATAAGAGATTTCAGATTTGGACAATACTTCATTGGTTTCTGGGTCGAATGTTCCTGTTTCAAATTCTTCAAAAACAAGTCCAAGCATTGTTACGTTGGAATAACCACTTGGAAGCAATCTAACTATTGGATCCGCTCTGTCGTTTTTCTTAACGCTCACTGTTTTTAAAACACATGGAAGTGGATCTCCCAACCAATCCCTTGTTGGATTTTCAGATTCAACGGAACTTGGTGCACTAGCTCCATAAGTTATTTGCATAGACCACAAGTTTTGAGGATATGTTCTTTCAGGCAATTCAAATACTGCGGTTGGATATGAAACTTTTCTAAAAGATCCAATTATATCTTCGACTTCAAGACTTTCATCCTTATTCTTTGGAGCAAATATGTATTCAAAAACGTACTTTTTTCTTGCTTCTGAAACTAAAGTCAATTCTGTTATATTTGAATATCTTCTAAAAGTGCTGGTACTAGCGGTTGTTGCATTTGAGTATTCGGCAAAAAAATTAGCCCTTGATAACGCAGCTTCACGATCTTCTCCATCTCTTGTTAGGTAGGATCCACCATTATTTGCTAAATTTGGAGCTAAATCAACACTTGGCAACAATGGACTGCCAGCCATTGAAAATTCATGATTGGCGTTGTAGCCTACTTCTCTTGGCAAAGGGAGTTTTATTTGGCCAAAAGAATTCTGTATTATTCCCGCGTTTGTTCGTTTAAAGTTAATCAATGAATATTTTGATGCATAAAATGTAATCCAAAGTGGTTGCTCTGCAGCATAATCCCCTTTAGGGTATTGATAATACCAAGCATCATCAGTGATTTGTTGAACCATGAAAATATTTATGATAAATATTTAATATGGCCTATAAAACAAGATTCATGCCACAAAACCCAAAAAAATATGTAGGAGACACATCAAAGATAGTGTGCAGATCTTTGTGGGAAAGAAATGTGTGTAAATTTTGTGATGAAAACGAAAGCATAAAAAAATGGTCATTTGAAGAGATAGTGATACCATATCAGAGCCCAATAGATAAAAAAGTACACAACTATTTTCCAGACTTTTTAATAGAATTTGACAATGGAAACGGAATCAAAACTTGGATGGTAGAAGTTAAACCAAAAAAACAAACTTTTTTGAAAGAAAATGCTTCAAAAAAGGAAAAGATCACTTGGATAATAAATCAGGCAAAATGGAAAGCGGCAGAATCTTATTGCAACAAGCACGGAATTGAATTCAAGATAATAACAGAAAAAGAAATATTCAGCAATGCCACTAACTAACAATTCCATTCAAACAATTAAAGATTACTTTGCTGGCCATGGTGGTCTTCAATTAAGCAACAGATTCGTTGTAAATTTTTATAATGTACCTTCTTACACGACAAGTGGAGTTGTTCAGGGAATACATGCACAGGAAGTTGTCTTTCCTCCAAGAGAAATCAGCACCGTTGCAGATCAGCTACAGGGATATGGCCCAGGAAGATATGTTCCTAGATACCAAAATATATTGGCAAAAGGAGTATTGATAAATTTTCCTGTTACTAATGACTCTTTCATAATGGACTTTTTCAATAGATGGTTTAATTATTTTTATGCTAGTACACTTACAGGTGTATCCGATGGAAGAAATTTTACTTTACCATATTACGATGAAGCTGTAAAGCCAGTAAGAATGGAAGTAAGCATACTAGATCCGAATGGAAATATAAACAATAATGTGGTATTCACGGAAGTATTCCCCGTAGAAACACAACCATTCAATCTGTCAATGAAAACTGAAAATTCATATGTTATATATCCTGTGGTTTTTGGATTTAGAGATTGTTATTATCAGATATCAACAACACCATGAACAATTTATTGAAAAATTTAAATTCGTTACTTCCAACTTATTCAACGGAATTACCTTTCTCAAAGCAAACGGTTTCTTTCACACCATTCAAAGTGAAGGATTCCAAAAATATTTCAATAATATTGCAAGAAGAAAACAAGACATTGTCATTAAAAGCAATGGTAGAATTATTAAAAAATTGCTGTTCTGATATCAATCCAGAAGACCTTTGTCTTGCTGATGCAGAATATCTTTTTCTCATGATAAGATCAAAAAGCATAGAAGAAAACATAAATTTGATTGTAAAAGGAAATCCAGTACAGGTAAATATTTTTGAAATAAAAACAAGAAATGAATTTGTAAAAAGTGAAATAAAAATTTCTCAAGGTCTTACTTTAAAAATTGAAACCCCAAAACTAAAATCTTTGTTGCAATTGAAGGAAATAACCAAAAAAACCATACTTCTATCATCAATTAAATTTATAGTGGCAAATCAGGAAATCTATAATGTAGAAACATTTGTTCCAAAGGAAATTGAAGATTTTTTAAATAATTTGCCAATAAATATTTTGACGCAATTAGAAAAATTAAATCATCCAGAACTTTATATAAACATAAAGTCAAATGAAGATGAAAGCGAGGTGTCAGGTATCCTGACTTTTTTTACCTTGCGATGAAGTTTTTTGATTTAAAAGATTATTATATGACAAATTTTAGTTTAATATCAAGTGGAAAATGGTCTTTGTCTGACTTGGATGAAATGATGTTCTGGGAGAGAGAAATTTATGTCAACCTTTTAATTGAACATAATAAAAAAATAAACAATCAATTACAAACAAATGAAATGAGTTGGATGAATGGCTGAACAAAACCCCAATCTTCAAAGACCATCCTTTCAGTCTCCTGAAAGATTTTTTGACGTTGGATTCAAAGATGTTGAACTCGGTGACGAGGATCAAAATAAACCTCAAATAGATATTCGTGCAGAATCAACATTATTGAGTGTTCCTATTTCGTCGGGTGTGCAGACATTTGGAATAACTGGAGGTAAATCAATAACTATTGATTATGATTTGATTTCCGGAAAATTGAACACAAATTTTATTCCAATGCCACAATCATCAACATCCACTGGTTTGGCTGGACAAGGAACTACACCAGTACCATCCATGGATGTGGAAATAGCAAAACAAATCAAAGAACTCAAAGATCAAATTCAAAAATTAAAAATTAATACGACACAAAGTTTAAAAGAAGTTGATAGTAATCTTACCACAGGATTACAAAGTTTGATAAGAAATCAAGGTCAAAATTTTTCAGAAGAATTTGAAATAGTCAAAAGCGGTAGTAAATACTTTTTTGATTTAAGATTAGTTCAGGCTGGTGATACACCAACTTGGTTGTAAAATAAAAAAAGCCCCTTTCGGGGCTTTTTTCAATCCTGATCCATCTCTGAGAAATACTTGAGTGGATCTTTTTCCTCCATGTCTTCCGTGACTGGAGAATTCTCGACATCATCCTCAATGCTCTTTGACTCGGTAAACTGAGCACGGATGTCGTCACCAACAGTCTTGTCAAGTTTGGCCTTGAGTTCGTCAAAGCTCTTGAACTGACTCTTGTCGATGAATGGCTTGAGGGGATACTGCTTCTTCCACAGTTCCTCAAGCTTCTTGTCATCACCACCAAACAGTGGTGATGGGGTGGCAAACTCGCTGCGATCATAGTTCACATATCCACCGACATTGCGAATCTTGATCTTAAAGTCCGCACCCGTCCAGAAGTTAAACGGATCAACCGCAACTTCATCTTGGAACTCAGGATGGGCCAGACCCTGGATCTTCT